CTCAACAAATTTTTACAAAAATTCATCTCGGTAATGCGACTCTGCCCTTGCTCACTATGGATGAATCCATACCTCGCACTCTCAGCAGTCGAAGGATTCTAATCAATATTATCTATCAACCTTGCTTTTCTAATAGATTTTATCTATAGTAGTTCTTATACTGCTTAGATGGTCGTGTAGACAAGTCTAACACTTATTATAATTTCTATGTACAACTGTTCTGGTTGTACGGATGTGCATTCCCTCTCCCTTTGGGCTTTCTTGCACACTCTTTCGGAAGAATCTTCTTGTTTCTTCTATTCTTTATACTACGGGGAGTGAGCGAAATGTATTCGCCTTCCCCTAGACTTTATTCGCGTTCCCATATAAACAGACTAAAAACAATCTCTATTCTATGTTTTATATGCGTTCGCACAACTACAAACAAGAGAGCTAAATGAGTTTATGGGCTTGGTTATCAGGTGGTAAAGCTGTAGCAGAACCTATTGAAGCAGTAGGTAATGTCTTAGATGCTTTGTTTACGTCTGATGATGAAAGACTTGATAAAGAAATTATCAAACAAAGACTAGCTCAACAACCAGCATTAGCTCAAGCAGAGATTACTAAGGTACAAGCACAACACAGAAGTACTTTTGTAGCAGGAGCTAGACCGAGTATCCTTTGGGTATGTAGTCTAGGATTCTTAATGTCTTTCGTTATTAACCCTGTAATGCAATGGACAGGACTGGAGGGAATTGAGCTCCCTACAGATATAATGTTAGAGTTAACACTTGCTATGCTGGGTCTCTCTAGCTTAAGAACCGTTGAAAAGCTAAAGGGGGTTAGTAAATGAAGTCATGCACAGTATGCAGCAGAGAGTTAACCCCTGAGAATCAAAGAGATTACCACAAAAAGAATTATGTTCATAAGTGTATAGAATGCGTAAGGTCGGTTAGCAGACCTATTGCTAGAAAGTCCTATGATAAGAATAAGGATGTATCTCAAACGAGAAGTAATAAATACAACATTAGGAACAAAGAAGAACGGCCTAAGTACTATACTGCAAGACAGATGCAAGCATCCTCAAAGAAAAGGGCACTTAAGAAAGGTTGGGACTATGACTTAACTACGGACTACATAGAGTCTCTCATGGGGGATATCTGCCCTATCTTAAAGGAGAAGCTCCAGTACGGAGGAGCTAAAAGCCCCTTCTCAGCATCACTTGATAGAATTGACTCAAGTAAGGGATATACGAAGGATAATGTGTGGATAATAAGCTCCCTTTCTAATACCATGAAAAGCAATGCGACAGTGGAACAGTTAAGGTTATTTGGTAAGTGGTGCGCTACACTAGAAGAAGATGAGTCACAAGGTAAGACTAAGTGAGTAGAATACCAGTAAGCAGAAAAGATAGAGTACGTAGTGAAGCTAAGAAGAGAAGAATAGCAGACCAAAACCTCTCTACTCAAGCTCTTAGTCCCACTGATGTTAATGCTATTATTGCTCAGTACTTAGTTGATAATCCTGTAGAGAGTGGAGGTAGTGTGGGTAAGATAGTTAGTTTTGTTTCAGCTCGACTCGGTAGTGGTTTAAGTGGTGATATACTCACCTCACCTGTATTACCAGCAGGGCAGTACTTTAAGTTAACTCACCTCCTTACGGCTGTTTCCAGTACAGAATCTGGGATGACCCTCACAATTGATGGTATAGATATTTTCAGTAATGCTGCACTAGCGGACTTCTCTCCTAGCACAGGCGCTACAATATCCACTTTTGGTATATGCAGGGCATTTGATGGAGCAATCAGTAGCTCTATACGACTCCTAAGTGAAATATATTGTACATCCTTCGTATTGACAAAAGTTAGTGGAACAACAGGTAATAATATAGACTACGCATATGAAGTACTAGAACCACTCTAAGAATCATAAGAATTAAAGTAATTACAGGAATTATAATGGCAAGATATTTAACAACAGGTACTAAGAGTACAATAGGCGCGATTAACACAGAGTTAGAGAAGATTGCAGTGTCTCAAGAAGACTTCTTATCTCGGATAGGTGAAACACCTAATCAGATGGAGGGGGACTTAGATATGAATAGTAATAATATCCTAAACCTCCCTTATCCTGCGTATCCCACATCCCCAGTAAGACTACAAGACATTGGAGGGAATCTCTCTCAAGGTCAATATCCTTCACCACAAGACTATGGTGCAGTTGCGGATGGGATAACAGATGATACAGTGGCTCTTCAGACGTGGGCTAGTATTGGGGGTTTGTTATTCCTACCTAGAGGCGTATACAAGATTACTTCTCCTATTAATCTCACTGCTTGCACTACAGTATTTGGAGAGAGTTCTGGTACAGGGACTCTTAATGAAGGAGCCTTAACAGCAGAAGCCGCATTAGGAGCTTCTATTATATGTATGGATGCATCCTTCGTAGGTGAAGCAGGTTTCGTATACAAGAGGGATACGGCTGGTATCTACTCAGCTACTATACGTGATATAAAGTTCTATGCTAAGGGTTGTGACTCTCACTGTGTACGTATATATAAAGGGTATGACCATATAAATATACAGAATATGAACTTCTTGCAGATGGGAGATAATTCATCTGCTTTGGTTATGTCCGGCAACGACGACGATGCGTTTAACTCTGTAAGCCAAACTATCCTTATTCAGAATGTCATGGGTATACATGACTATGATAGCTCTACCGCTACGGCTCCCACCTTCGATTTTGATTTCTGCCAAGAGATGAACCTCATAGGAGTTAAGGCTTTCGGAGGCTCTCAGTCTAGTCTCCCTAACTGCTACGGAATTCGCCTGACTCGTTGCCGTGGAGTTCAACTATACGGTTGCTCCTTCGCGCACAGTCAGACAGGTGGCCTTTTAATAGAAGCTGCTGGCAGGTTAACATCAGGTATAGTAATAGACGGATGTACGTTTGAAAATTTATATGACTACGCCATAAAGCTAGTAGGGGATGACCTTGTAATAGCTCCTGTAAATGCAGTGTACGTTACAGCACCACGGTTTCAGTCTCCTTTGACTCAGGGCGTGTACTGTGATTTCACATCTAACTGTATAATTGAAGGCGAGTCTAGAGAGGTATACCTAACAGCGAATACCTCTAACAATGTAATCACTACTCGTAATCTAGCACAGGTTACAGACTTAACTACCTCTTTAGATAATACGATAACACAGTATGGGAACTCATCTGACGCAGCTACTATCCACCTTAACAAACAAGTAGTGCAGGCAATAACTACTCCCTCTATCGGTTTGCGTACACCAAACTCTGATGAGTTCTCTATTAAGTGGTCTGCTACTGACGCTACCAACTTTGGATTAGAGTTACAAGACCCTAGGACTATGGCGGTGTGGAGATTTGCACCTAACGGTGATATACAGAACGAACAAACTAACAGAGGACTGGTGTTACGTAACTTGGATGATGATGCTGATTACAGGGTACGTCTTGATGAAGATGGGAATATAATATCTCAAAACTTATCAGGGTCAGACAGAAAAATTAACTCAGATATACCTAGAGACATAATAGCTGCTACTCACACCATAGAGTACAACGATACAGGTAAGACTGTGTGGATGAATAACGCATCAGCGAACACTCTTAACATCCCCTTATTTGCCAGTATCACCTTTAGTCCTAATACTGTAATACAGGTAGTACAAGAAGGTGCAGGTGCAACAACGATACAAGCCCCTGTAGGTGTAACTCTTAATGGTGTGGATAATGGGAGTTTCTCTGTCTCAGCCCAGTGGAAAGGCTGTAAGCTAGTTAACCGTTCTAATGATGTATGGGTAGCCTATGAGCTTGGTTAAGAACTCCGTATTAAAAGGTACAAATGGTGTGATGTTCACTCAGGGGTTGTTCTATGAGTACAACAATCCCGAGGCTCCTTATACCCTACGTTCAGAGGACTATACCTCTAGGAAGGGGAATACGTATACGAGCTTTGCTCGAGTATATAGAGAGTCCGTAGATGAATATGCTGCCGCTATGACTCTCCTTAATAGTTGGGCTCATTGGCAGAAGCTTTGTAAAGAGCAGTGGTTTCTAACAGGAGCAGTAAATGGGAGAGTATTCACAGGTCTTAATGACTGGAGAGAAGAGAAAGAAAAGGCTAATGAATCGGCTGCTAAAAGGGTGCTTCTGGATGCTATTGCTGATGGTGATACTCAAGCAGCTTGGAAACTCTATGATAAGGTTACTAAGAAAGAAAGTACTAAGTCCGCTGGTAGACCTGAAAAGAAAGTTCCTATAGTGAAAACAAGTAAGGTGAGTAGTATCGCTGATGAAATAAGGAAGCGTAGTAATGTCAGTGGAAGCTAGTGCCGTATTAAAATTCTTATGGATACCAGCCTTTGCGGTATTCACCTTCTTTGCTAAACAGTACTTCGCATCTATAGAGAAGAAGAATGAGGCTCTTGCAAAGAAACAGGCAGAGGTGGAGAAAACTATTGTACACCTAGAGATGGAGTTAATGAAAAATTACTATGATAAGCAGGAGATTAAAGAGCATATAGTTGTACCTCTCATGGATAGATTTACTGAGGTAGATAGTCAAGTAAAAGCAATGTCAGGGATGATGACTGATATACATTCGGATATGGCAATCTTGAAGTACAAGATTCTAGGTGAAGAGTTGAAGCCCAAATGAGTATAGAACAACTAAAGAAGGACTGTGAGTCAGACCTCTTCTTCTATGCTCAACTGATGTTCCCTCAGAGGTACTTCGGAGAGGTACATGAAGAGATGTTCCGTTTCTTCCAGAGGTCTCTTGAGGAAGCTATGGAGACAGGACAAGGGGATAATGCTGCTGCATTAATACCTCGTGACCACCAGAAGTCTTTCTGTATAGCAGTTGCATGTTCATGGGCTATTACTAAATATCCTTGGTTCACTGTTACATACGTGTCTTCTAACCCCACGTTGTCAGAGAGACAGCTTACAGTTATTAAGAACATATTTAAGAGTGACTCTTATAGAGAGCTTTGGCCTGAGATGCTGAACTTCGAGATTAATCCTAGAACTAAAGAATATGACCATCGTTCTCTAGGTACATGGACTAAGACTGAAATAACAGTAGACCACCCAGACAGACCTAAGAGTGAGAAAGACCCAACAGTAGCAGCTACAAGTGCCAAGAGTACCAATACAGGTGCTCACTATAAGATGTGTATCTTTGATGATTTGGTTACTAACGAGAACTACAGAAGTGCTGCTGAGAGGGAAGATATAAAGGAGGTCTATCAGTCGTATGCGTCTATTGCCACTACAGGTAGTATTAAGTGGATGGTAGGGACTAGGTACGGGGATAATGATTTATATGCATCCTTACAAGAGAAAGAATACGAGATATTTGATGATGAGGGTGTAGTCACGGAGACTAAGCCTTTATGGAAATGGTTTGAACGTAAGGTTGAAAGCAGTAAGCGATATGATGGTACAGGTACATATGTATGGCCTAGACAGAAGATGCCAGATGGCAATTGGTACGGATTCAATCAGACTGAACTCAGTAAGAAGAAGTCAGAAGCCTTTAACCTAGAGTTATATTACTCACAGTACTACAACGACCCTAATGCAGCAAGTGAAGCTAAGATTACAAGAGATTGCTTCATGTACCTACAGCCTAATAAATTAGAGCAGAGACAAGGTAGATGGTACTACGGTAGTAAGGAATTAAAACTAGCCTGTGGTATGGATTTAGCCTTTAGTGAAGGTAGTGGTGTACGGAAGATTAAACGAGATTATACATCAGTAGCAGTTATAGCTTGGGATAATGAAGGCTACTTATACGTATTAGACCTCCAGAGATTCCAAACAGCGAGAGCTGAAGTCTATTACGAGAAGCTCATAACAATGCATGAGTACTGGGACTTCAGAGAAGTAACTGTAGAGACTAATGCTGGTGGCGCTGTTGTAGCTAACTTCATACAAGATGAGATACGTAGAGCAGGACATACACTTGTAGTTAAGCACCAACACAAGAACCAAAGAGAAGGGACGAAGGAAGAACGTAATAGTCAGTTGTTCGAACCCTTATATAGAAACAAAAGTGTTTATCATACGAAAGGTGGTTATACGAGACTCTTAGAAGAAGAGTTACATCTAACCAAACCACCACACGATGATTTAAAAGATGCTGTCTGGATAGCTGTTAGTAATAGTAAGCGTCTAGCGAAGCCTAAATTTGCAACAAATAAGAATGAGCGGAGTGTTGTTAATGCTTCTAATAGATTTCTTAGTAGGAGAAAAAGAGCTTGATTACCCTAGATTATAAGAATAAAGAAGCATTAGCTGGTGGTATTTCTAGCTACTGGCGAGAATGGAACTCAGCACGTACTACAGCTACAGAGCTATGGGCAGAGATAGATAACTACCTGCTTGCTACAGATACAAGTATGTTAGAGGG